TTTGGCGGCGGTCATTTGGGGCAAAGATTTTGAAGATTTGATCCCCCCCCCCCCCGCCCTGAATGCGATTCATTCTCATTTGATATCGTTGCATTTGAAATGATTTCACATGATAGATAATCGACTTGCCGCCGCCGCGCTATGCCGAATGTTTGTCTACCTGTTCGAGTTTGTGATCGCCTTCCCCATACTCGGACCACACATGTCCTGACACGGTCAATGTCGGTACGTCCTCGCCTGCGGTGTGGGAGAACTGGATAGATGTTACGTGCTTCATCTCCACGCCATCAATCGCCAGCTGAACAAACTTACCGTCTCGGTATTCAATGATGAGGTCTTTCATTACGTGCTCCAGTGAGACGCAGGATCGAGCGGGTAGCCGTTGGCATCACAACCGATTACCGCGCCGCTCTTCTCCATTCTCTGTTTCGTTGAGTCATGATGCGCTTTGCACAGTGGCTGCCAGTTCTCTTTACTCCAGAACAGGAGCTGTGCTTTCGATATGGCCAGAGGGTTACCTGACTTAAGCGCATCTTTCAGTTTGTGGGGCACGATATGGTCGACCACCGTTGCTGGTGTTATGCGCCCCTGCTGCTCGCACATCACACACAGTGGGTGCTGCTGGAGAAAACGCAGACGGGCCTTATCCCATCGGCTGCCATATACGCGGGGCTCTTTGTTCATGCCAGTCTCCATGCACGGCGGCGTTCTGGTTCATGACCAGTTTGTAAATCTCTAACTGGAATTTCTGTTCTTCAGTCATGAGAATAATCTCTGCCATTGTTGGCTCCGTTTATCCGTTAAAAGGGATATCAGTTAAGTTATCCCGTGTAGGGTATAAGCCATTGTCGAGACCACTCATTGAATGACCTCTGCAATAACCGATGTCTTTCCATCAGTCCGCCACCACGGTCTTTGCGAGCGCGGCTGGTTTTTACATATGTGATATTCCCATATCTACTCTTTAACGCCTCGATGTAACGGACAGTCTCAGGAAGCCTAAGCCACTGAGCCGGCTCCTTGTTGAACTTGTCAGCTGCCGCAGTCGCGTCAAACCAGCCATCGTCAGAAAAACGCATGGGATGGCCTTCGAAATCAATCGGGATGATATTGGACATCGTATTTACCTTTTTGGTGATATGAGCCAGTTCTCGCAGACATGGACAGCCCAAGAGCGGCACGATGTAAGCCACCGTCCTGTCTCTGTCTCATATCCCGAAAAGCTCTTGGTTGATATGCGCACGAGAATGCGCGGTTTACTGCGGACATAAAAAAGCCCCGCTTTTCGCGAGGCTCATTAAATTGACTTTGTGATTTGCAAAAAAATTATTTCAGGCATTGCGTCCTGATGTATTCCTGCAGGTAGTTAACCTGCGCGGTTATCTTGTCGATTCCACTTCGGAGACGGTAATAATTGAGTTCAGCATCTGCTGTAAGTCTTGGGCTTTCTCCATCGCCCATGCCGCTGGCTCCGGTCGTTGACTTTGCACAGGTGGCGGCGACTTGCAGGCGCTTACGACCAGCAGAAACATCAGCACGGAGACTTTCGATAGTCGCGTTAGCATCAGCAAGCTCCTTTGTGTATCTGGCGTCGAGTTCTGCTACATCACGTTGACGCTTCTGCATATCAGCGATGATGGATGTGGCTTTATCGCGCTGCTCTTTGTAGGAGATGGCGTTATCACGGTAATGATTAACCGCCCATGACAGGCAGACGATGATGCAGATAACCAGAGCGGAGATAATCGCGGTGACTCTGCTCATACCTCAATCTCTCTGACCGTTCCGCCAGCCTCTTTGAATTTTGCAATCAGGCTGTCAGCCTTATGCTCGAACTGACCATAACCAGCGCCCGGCAGTGAAGCCCAGATATTGCTGCAACGGTCAATTGCCTGACGAATATCACCACGATCAATCATCGGCAAAGCGCCACGCTCCTTAATCTGCTGCAATGCCACAGCGTCCTGGCTTTTCGGAGAGAAGTCTTTCAGGCCAAGCTGCTTACGGTAGGCATCCCACCAACGGGAAAGAAGCTGGTAGCGTCCGGCGGCTGTTGATTTGAGTTTGGGGTTTAGCGTGACAAGTTTGCGAGGGTGATCGGAGTAATCAGTGAATAGCTCTCCTCCTACAATGACGTCATAACCATGATTTCTGGTTTTCTGACGTCCGTTATCAGTTCCCTCTGACCATGCCAGCATATCGAGGAACGCCTTACGTTGATTATTGATTTCCACCATCTTCTACTCCGGCTTTTTTAGCAGCGAAGCGTTTGATAAGCGAACCAATCGAGTCAGTACCGATGTAGCCGATAAACACGCTCGTTATATAAGCGAGATTGCTACTTAGTCCGGCGAAGCCGAGAAGGTCACGAATGAACCAGGCGATAATGGCGCACATCGTTGCGTCGATTACTGTTTTTGTAAACGCACCGCCATTATATCTGCCGCGAAGGTACGCCATTGCAAACGCAAGGATTGCCCCGATGCCTTGTTCCTTTGCCGCGAGAATGGCGGCTAACAGGTCATTTTTTTCTGGCATCTTCATGTCTTACCCCCAATAAGGGGATTTGCTCTATTTAATTAGGAATAAGGTCGATTACTGATAGAACAAATCCAGGTTACTGTGTTTAGTAATCAGATTTGTTCGTGACCGATATGCACTGGCAAAACGGCAGGAGGTTGTTAGCGCAGCCTCTTGCCACCCGCTTTCACGAAGGTCATGTGTAGAAGGCCGCAGCGTAACTATCACTGATGAATTCAGGATAGCCAGTGGCTACGGCTCAGTTTGGGTTGTGGCGGCCGGAATCGAACCGGCTTCCATCGGTGCGCTGCCGATTGCAGTACGCGCGGCGGTCAGCTACATGACTAGTATTTTCACTGTCGCCTATCTGTTAGCTCGCCATTGAGCTTCACCACATCGATAAGAGCACTGCGCGGCACCTTTCACCAATTCCGCGAGGTCTGCGGGTTCAATGCTCTTACCTGTTGTGCAAACAAAAAAAGCCACCGTTGCAACTTAAGAGTCACTAACGGCAGCTTACCTTCTAATTATGGCTAAATGGATAATTGCATGTCAAGGCTTTTAACAGCAACATGCTTAACTTTCTCAACACGTTTACGCATTTTGAAAGCATTTTGCATTGGCTGGTACAAAACAAATAACGACGCTTTCAGGATGTCGTCAATTTCGTTTCTACAGGTTGCCAGTGAAGGTTTTCTCCATCCCTCGCCACCACGTCCACACATCTTGCGTGGCTTTGCAGTCGCGTGATAGTAGGATGCAATTGCTCGCTTAGATGAACCATGAGCGTAGTAGCTGAGGAGGATGCCGAAGGCTTTCTTGTCAATGTACATGACGGAATCGACGACCTGAGAAATCAACATTCCATCATCATCATTGCACATTGGCCTTGTCATAACTCTTCCCGGCTCTACGCTCTCCATGAACTTCGCTATTACGCTGCTCATGCGCTTTTCCAGACGACCTGAATAAACCCATGCGCCCCACAGTTCAAGCCAGCAATTCAGCCAATCGTGCTGTTCTTTGGTGAGGTTTAGCTCTCTTATGCTCATCGTCTTCCCCTTTTGCCCTGTTTGACCATCAGGACGCCGTTAACTATTACGTGACGCTCGCCTTTGCTGTCTCGGTTGTACTTGAGCACTGTTCCTCTTGCGCAGGAAAGCATCCTCGCCACTTCGGTCTGATTGCCTCGCGTCTGGATAAGAAGCTCTGGTATCGTTTGAATTGTGGCGTTCATGCGTTCTCCAGTTCGGTGATTTTTATTCCAAGCCGTCCGCCTGGTACTTTCACACCACGAATTACGCGAATGTCATCGAATTGCTCGTCGTCTTCCGCAAATCCGGCGTGGATAAGTGAGTCGAGTAAACCTTTCAGGATGTTATCGAGGTCGCGGCGGCGGGAGTCTGGAACGTCTGCGATGACTTTGATGCGGAGTCGTGATTTGGTGAAAATGTCTAACTTAAGTTGGCGGATGATTTGCTGAACGTCTTTTCGGTATTTCTGGCCTTTATCGCTGATGTAGTATTGGCTTCCTCGTCTTCGCCAGTAGGTATTCACCGACGGCGGGTATGGAAGCACAAACTGATATTCGTTCATGGCTTAATCTTTCCCTCCTTCAGCAGTATCGCCTGCGTCCTGATCACGCCTTCGAGGTGGTAAAGTCTGGCGTCTTTGTTGTCGAGGTTATGGGTGCGTCGGTCGATTTCATCGTGACACGCGCTACAAGCCCATGCGCCGATCAGGTCGTCAGGCTTCATTCCCGTTCCGCAAATTCCAGCCATCCGGTAATGTGCCAGAACTGTAGTTTCAGGGTTGCCATTGCATACGCCGTAAATACGTACCTGGCATTCTCTGCCGCGTGCTTCTTTGCGTAGGTTAGCCATTAAGCAGCCTCCCCTGTTACTTTCAGCATTCCGTTATCGAGCAGCTTTCTGGTCAGCCACTGTTGGCCACGTCCGGTGATTTTTGTGGTGAACGATATCTGTATTCCGTGATTTGTGTTGACCGCTGTTTCTTTCACTGTGAAATAGCCGCGATCCATATATTCCTGCATTGGCACATTGCGCCGGGAACCTGAAGCAATAAGGATTTTGTGATCGCGCATCCACGCAAACAGTTTGTTTGGACCAATTCCAACAACCTTTGCAAAGTTTCCAATCAAAATTCCACTGGCCTCGCCAACGCGATCGGCAAACTCAACTTTAGGTGCGGCAATTGCGAGCTGGTTTTCCAGTTGCATTTTCTGCTCAGCAAGATCAGCAGCAAGGCGCAACGCTTCTGGTAGCGTTTTGGGGATATTAACCGCAGCGTCTTCAAGTTCTCGCCAGCGGTCAACAAGGCGAGCGGTGAATTCCGGCGACAACTGGGCTACAACAACAATACTATCTCGCTTACCTTGTTCGCCTTCGAATACGTAATGCTCGTACTGAACATTGAATCCTAAGTTATTGATTCTTTCGGAAACCTCAATTTGAGGAAGCCGGATAACACCATTTTTAGCCAGCGTTTCGATGGTACGTTTCACATTGTCATGACGCTTACCCACCAACTCAGCGATTTCAATGCTTGTCATTTTGATGGCATTGCCATTCATTAACTCACTCATCGTCTTCTTCCTCGTACATTGAGCTATTCGGATCGCTCATCAGTTCTGCGCAGCAGTGCTCACACACGTGAACTTCCAGCACATGCAGCTTCTGACCGCAGTTAGCGCACGTTAAAGCCCGCTCGACGCTTTCTTGTTCGTAACTTCGATTTGGGTCAATCACCTTGTATTCCTCGCACGTTCTCTAAGCCACCGGATATCCCACAGGTGAGCCGTGTAGTTGAAGGTTTTTACGTCAGATTCTTTTGGGATTGGCTTGCGTTTATTTCTGGTGCGTTTGGTTGGAAGGTATTTGCAGTTTTCGCAGATGGTGTCGGTGAAACTTCGTCGTTGTCGTCTCATTCGTACCTCCTGTCGGTAAATCTGACACCCTGACCAATAGCCCATGCTGTCGTGTACTCAATCAGGCTTGCCATGCGCTTCACGCTCATCTGCGCGCTGCTTTCGCGAATGTTGACGTATTCGCCTTCAAGGCCGGGCAAAACATCAGCTTCCTGCTTTGTAGCCACTGCATGACCGCTGATCAACAAAACCTTCCATTGTTCCGGTTTTAACCATTTGCCGCACCATTGAACCTGACGAGCGATATCCGCCAGCATCACGTGAAATTTTGCGTTCTGGTCAAGGTTGCGCTTGTAGTCAGTAATGCGGATGGTGACTGGCTTGTCTTTATCGAGTGGTGTTGCGAGGATGGCATTTATTGCAGCTTGCTGTTGTTGCTTAGTTCGGAGGAAGATTGTTTGCTTCATTGTCACCTCAACTAACAAAACGCCACGCCATTTTTGCTACAGCGACAGGCATAACACCGATAATCACCCACAGAAAAATGCTACCGAAAAGCACACCAACCAGGTCTTTACCTTCGCCTACCAACCGGACAAAACTGCTGGCAACCACAATGAACGTCGCCACCATCCACATAGCACCGAGAATCCTCAATGCAGAGAAAATCAACTCAGCCACGATTTACTCTCCCCCAAATAAAAAGGCCTGCGATTACCAGCAGGCCTGTTATTAGCTCAGTGATGTAGATGGTCATCAGAATCCTCCTTTCTTCTTGGACTGCGGTTCCTCGCGTTCACGGCGGCGCATTTCAGCAGACTGTTGGTCGGTGTCATAAATAGCGCCATTTGCCTGAATGCAATACACCGTGCCGGTATTGCCATGACGATTGAGACGAAGGATTAGTTCAGTTTCACCAGGTGGAACACTGTCATCAAAAGCGCCTTCACGATGGATCCCCACCCAATAATCGCAATCCTGTTCAATCTGCCCTGTATCTCGTGAGTCACTTGGTAATGGGCGTTTATTGGTTCGGCTTTCCAGTGCGCGGTTAAGCTGTGTCAGAAGCACAACAACGCAATCAAGCTCTTTGGCAAGGTTCTTCAGTCCTTTGGTGATCATGCCGTAAGCAAGGTCGTTGCGATCGGCCTTTTCAGCGGTCATTAGTGTCAGGTAATCGACCAGAATCATGCCAACACATCCTTTTTCTCGCTTGATTCGACGACTTTCGCTGACGATTTGAGCCAGAGATAATCCCGGCGTGTCGTCGATGTAAAGCAGGTCGATTTCACTCAAGCGATTGGCTGTTTCGATCGCCCTGTTGAAGTCACCATCGTAATCACCCTGATAGCCGTCATCAGCGTCATTTGTCGCCGGAAGGTAAAAAATATTCGGGTTAACACCAGACTTCTGCCCTACCAGTTTTTCCAGTATCTGGTCACCTGGCATTTCAAGGCTGAACATAAGAGCGGGCTTTTTCTCATGCACTGCGCAGTTGATTGCCATCTGGCTGTATAGCGTCGTTTTCCCCATCTTAGGGCGAGCACCAATGACAAACAGAGAGCCTTTCACCAGACCTTTCGGTGACAGCATCCTGTCCAGCGATGGGATCCCTGTGCTCATTCCTCGTTGTTCGCCTGACGGGTCAAATCGCTTCTCAAGGTCGCTAACCCAGTCTTCCATGACCTCACCAAATGAGCGAAGGCCGCGACGCGATCCTGTTTTTGCATGGTCTGTCAGTTGCGTGAAAATCGACTGAATAGCTTCGTACTTCTGCGTTGCAGTCATTCCGTTGCGGGAATAGAGCAATTCCGTCGCTTCAGTCATGCGGTTGATGGCGTAGCGTTCCATTGCGGTTTCACGAACCTGCATTGCATAGGCAACGATGTTTGCTGCGCTTGGCGTGCTCTTTGCGATCTCAGCGATATAAGCAAAACCGCCAACAGACGCCGTTAACGATTTACGCTCCAGTTCATCGAAAAGCGTCAGGCCATCTACTGGCTTTTGCTCCCGGTGCATTCTGGTTATTTCTTCGAAAAGGATTTTGTGTGGTCGGCTGTAAAATGAATCAGGCTTCAGCATCGCCAGAACTTTCTGGACGCGCTCACTGCTGTCATCATCCAGAAGCAATCCACCAATCACCGCCTGCTCTGCCTCGATGCTATGGGGCGGCGCATAAAAATTATCGGTCATCGTGTTCACCCTCACGAACTTTCAGGTAGGTATTGTCGTTAAGCAGGAAATCAAATCCCTTTTTGTGCCAGACAGTTCCGCGTTGATGGTTTGGACGCTCTTCGAACATCCATCGACAATTTTCGCCTACGTAGCTCAAATAATTTCTCCAGTCCTGCATCGTGAACCCATGCCCGTCAAGCTGGCGGGTTATCACTCCGGCTTTGCGCCAGAACGTTCGGATCTGGTTTTTACGCTTGTCATTCAGTGCGCGGATTTTTGGCGCTTCAGGAAGGATTTCGTGGTAAGCATCGACAACATCCTGACAGCTAACGGAAGGTTTTTTCTTGTCAGACTTTTTGTCTGCTGTGGCACTCTCTAATACGTCAGTATTAGAGATATTATTTATATTATTGTTTATGGACAACCGTTGGACAACCGTTGGACAATCTCCGCTGAGAGCCGCGCCATTACTGGTGTTTGCGTTGGACAACCGTTGGACAACCGTTGGACAATTTTTTGCCTGAAAATCGTCATATTTAACGATTGTAAACAGGCTAAATTTCTTCCCCATCGAGCAAATATTAAGCATCCCTTTCGACTCAAAAGTCCGTAATAAGCTCCGAACTTTGTTGTCGGGGATGAATGTTTCTCTGACCAGCGACGGGCGTCCAGTTATCATCTGACCGCGATCAACAGTTATCGGCCCGATATCCGTATTGACGACAGTAGATTCGTGATTAGCCTTGAGAATTAAGTGAAGCCAAAGATGTACTGCCTGAGAGTCCTTATAGAGCCTGCTGTCCATAAACTGGCGGTGTATAGAGACATACCCCATACTGGATGCCTCCTGATGTTGTACAGGGTTATGCCTGTAATCAGCTAACTTAACGACGCCCATGTTTCACTCCTGCTTTGGCTAGTCTGTAAACACCAACAAGGCGCTCTGCGAACGCCCTGTTATTTGCTGCGGCTACCACTAATCCCTCAGGTGAATCAGGGTGTCGAATCTCTTCTTTTTCCTGGTATTTCTTACGACGTTTTGTCATAATTACTCCTGTGGATTGATCCAGTAATTCCCTCAGAATTGCATATCAATTTGCTTAAAATCCTCGGTGGCAGCCGGGGATTTTTTCTTTGCGATTCCATCCAATGCATACTTAAAAGCCCTGCTAATCGGACTGATGTCTGATGCCATTCCGAAAGCACACAAGACCGAAGCAATAAATCTCCAGTCCGTTCTGCTTATCTTCGATTCATGACAGCCAATCATCTTTGCCAGACCGCGCTGGGTAAGCGTTGACAGGTTGATGAGTAAATCAGTTTCAGCGCGATCAATTTCTCGCTGTGTTGGCTTGCTGTAGCTTGCTTGTGCCATTTCTTACTATCTCCATAGGTAAATAATTTGGGTTTTTATCGTGCACCATTGACAGTCATCCTTGACCACGCCGGGCACCCGACCATATACCGGGCCGTTCGGAACTAAAAGTACATTTTAAAAACGTGCTTATGCTGCTTTTCCGACTCGCTTAATCAGTGCGGTTGAGAATTTGCCGCCAGATGCACGAGAGATTTTTTTCGCGTAGTCAGTTTCATCAGTGAATTCTGTACGCGGCAATCCCCCTTTCTCCAGCCACTTGTAAACGGCTTTTGGAGTCAGGCCACAAACCTCAGCCACAACAGAAACTCGAACGGATTTGATAACGTCTGCAAACGTAACTTCGTTCATGCTTCTCTCCTGTGGTGAACTTATGGTTCATATTATGACGGAACTGATAGTACAGTCAATACCTAATATAGTTGAACTTATGGTTCAACAGAAAGAGCGTGAAACTTTCTCGCAGAGGCTTGCGCTGACCTGTGATAAAGCGGGATTACCTTTGCATGGTAGGCAGGCTGATTTAGCTGTCAGGCTTAAGGTCACACCAAAAGCCATTAGTAAATGGTTCAACGGGGAGTCAATACCAAGAAAAGACAAGATGGAATCTCTGGCTTCGGTGCTGGGAACCACTGCGGCATATCTGCATGGCTATGCTGATGATGACGGTATCACGGTAAATCATCTATCAAGATCAAATGATTCTTATCGTGTTGATGTATTGGATGTTCAGGCGAGCGCCGGGCCAGGAACCATGGTTTCCAATGAATTTATAGAAAAGATAAGAGCAATTGAATATACGACCGAGCAGGCAAGAATTTTATTTAATGGAAGGCCACAGGAAAGCGTAAAAGTCATCACGGTTCGCGGTGACAGCATGGAGGGAACCATCAATCCGGGAGATGAGATCTTTGTTGATGTATCCATAACCTGTTTTGATGGCGATGGCATTTATGTGTTTGTATACGGGAAAACAATGCACGTTAAGCGCCTGCAAATGCAAAAGAACAGGCTTGCCGTCATCTCTGACAATGCCGCTTATGATCGATGGTACATAGAAGAAGGTGAAGAAGAGCAACTTCACATTCTAGCCAAAGTCCTCATTAGGCAGTCAATCGATTACAAGCGATTCGGATAAAAATAAATTTCCTTAAAGTTCACTAACTTATGATGTAGTGAGCTTTTTATACCCATAAAATGTACTACTGGTACTTTACATTAATGAACTTTAGGTACATCATAAGCCCATAGACGAACGGCGCGTCTTTAAACCATGCGTCGGGAGCGCGGCGGGTTCAGGATGAACGGCAATGCTGCTCATTAGCGAGAAGGCTTTTTTGCTTTTAGTCACAAAAAGCAAAGCAGCTTTTTGATATAGAAGTCGTTCGAAAAAATAGAAGTATTTATTGCAAAGATTCAAACCCATTAGGAAACAAAATACATGCAGTCCAAAAAATAAAATTGTACAGTAAACTACCGTACGGTGCTTATTGAGTATGCTTATGGTGAAAAAGACTATTTATGTTAATCCTGACCGCGGACAAAACAGAAAAGTATCTGATAGATGCCTTACATCTCAAGACAGGAGGAGAATAGCGAGATGGGAAAAGAGAATGGCATATGCATTAGAAAACGGTGTAACACCTGGATTTAATGCTATAGATGACGGTCCGGAATATAAGATTAATGAAGACCCAATGGACAAAGTTGACAAAGCATTAGCAACACCATTTCCTCGCGATGTCGAAAAAATTGAAGATGAAAAATATGAGGATGTAATGCACAGAGTTGTTAATCACGCTCACCAACGAAACCCAAACAAAAAGTGGTCATAACCCGCTTAGGCAGATTTCATTTTCACGCAAACAACAGAATAAACACTGCACTGTGTATTCATTCCAACGAGTGAATACACGGAGCAATGTCGCTCGTAACTAAACAGGAGCCGACTTGTTCTGATTATTGGAAGTCTTCTTTGCCCTCCAGTGTGAGGGCCTTTTTATATGCATACCAATAACGCTTCACGAGAGGCGTTTTTCGTTATGTATAAATAAGGAGCACACCATGCAATATGCCATTGCAGGGTGGCCTGTTGCTGGCTGCCCTTCCGAATCTTTACTTGAACGAATCACCCGTAAATTACGTGACGGGTGGAAAAGAGTTGAGGTCTTATTATGCGCAATGAAATAGCCATCAATCACCAGATGCTTCGTGCAGCACAGAACAAAGCAGTAATAGCCAGATTTATTGGTGATTCCAAAATGTGGCTTGAAGCAAATAAAGCGATGAAATCAGCTATCAACCTTCCGTGGTATCGCAGGAAATGAGTTTTACAGATAACTGGTCAGACGAAGAATTCATTCGTCAGATGAAAGAATTAATCGGTAACGAAGGAGATATTCATGTCACTTGCAACCACAGTGAAGGAGAGCAAGTTACAGAGACGCATGTACACGCAGCAGGCGTTAATGTATCGCCAGAAGGGAGATCGTGAAGGTGTTCGCGTATTTTTAAATGCGGCAAAGACTGAAGTATTAAATCAGCGTTATTTCCTTGGGCCGTGTCCATTCTGAGGTGAATTATGGATTTGAATAAATTCGATGAGCCATTCAGCCCTGAAGATATCGAATGGCGAATACAGCAAAGCGGTAAAACACGCGATGACAAAGTGTGGGCTATGGTGCTGGCTTATGTCACGAACCGGGCAATCATGAAACGCCTGGACGATGTTTGCGGCAAAGCAGGATGGCGCAATGAATACCGCGATATTCCCAACAACGGCGGCGTTGAATGCGGCATATCAATAAAGATTGATTCCGAATGGGTAACCAAATGGGATGCTGCTGAAAACACGCAGGTAGAAGCCGTCAAAGGTGGTCGTTCCGGTGCAATGAAGCGCGCTGCCGTTCAGTGGGGAATCGGTCGGTATCTGTATAACCTTGAGGAAGGTTTCGCACAAACATCTCTCGATAAAAAGCAGGGGTGGCACAGGGCAAAACTGAAGGATGGAACAGGATTTTACTGGCTTCCTCCATCGCTGCCGGGATGGGCAATCCCAGCATCAGATAACAAACCATCACCAGAAAATACCAACCAGAAATCTCCATCGGTTGACTGCGAACAAATACTGAAAGACTTCAGCGATTATGCGTCAACAGAAACTGACAAGAAAAAACTCATCGAGCGTTATCAGCGTGACTGGCAATTAATGGCTGGCAACGAGGAGGCGCAGGCTAAATGCGTTCAGGTAATGAACATCAGAGTTAACGAACTAAAACAGGCGGCATAAATGGCAAGCAGAGGCGTAAATAAGGTGATTATCCTTGGTCGGGTAGGACAAGACCCGGAAGTTCGATACTCACCATCAGGAACAGCGTTCGCTAACCTGACAATAGCCACGTCAGAACAATGGCGAGATAAAAATACTGGCGAGCAAAAGGAATTGACTGAATGGCATCGTGTTGCTGTATCCGGGAAACTGGCTGAGGTCGTTGGGCAGTATGTGAAAAAAGGTGATCAGATTTATTTCGAGGGAATGCTGAGAACCAGAAAGTGGAAAGACCAGTCAGGGCAAGACCGTTACACAACCGAGGTTCATGTCGGAATTAATGGCGTGATGCAAATGCTTGGCGGCATTGGCGACAGCAAACAACAAGCAGCCAGCAGGCAATCACAGAAGCCACAGCAGCAATCATCACCAGCACAACACAACGAACCTCCGATGGATTTTGACGACGATATACCCTTTGCACCAGTAACTCTCCCCTTCCCTCGTCACGCTATTCACGCAATTTAATCAGGAGAAAAACATGCCAGCGCCTTTGTATGGTGCGGATGACGCGCGCCGCTGTTCCGGCAATTCCGTATCGGAGGTGCTGGATAAATTCAGAAAAAACTACGATCGAATAATGTCTCTACCGCAGGAAACGAAAGAGGAAAAGGAATTTCGCCATTGTATATGGCTTGCAGAGAAAGAAGAACGCGATCGAATTTACCAGACATCAATCCGACCATTCCGCAAAGCCACATATACCCACTTCCCTGAAATTGACCCGCGCCTGCGTAATTACCGCTCACGCTATGGCGCTATCAGTAATGACTGAGGAATTTACCATGAGAGGACTTGCATACAATCCCGGCATTCTTCCGGCAGAAATGATTATTCGCCAACGCGTAAAGCCAATGCCATCGAGAGAGGAATTGCTTAAGAGAAATAGTTTCGGCTCTGTTAATGACAACAAATATCTGAATGCAATGTGGCGGAGTGGGAAGAAATGAAACAAATGTCACTAATTGAGATGGATGGTTTTCTGAAAGGTAAATGCTTCCCACGAGATTTAAAAGTTAACGAAACAAACGCTGAATATCTTGCCCGTAAGTTCGGTGAACTTGAATCAAAACTAGAAACGGCGTTGCGGGAGTGTCGCTCTGCTGGAATCACGATTGATAACCTTGAGGGCAAGTGCGCTGAGCTGGCGGCGGAGAATGCGGCGCTTAAACAGTCGGAGAAGGAATTTAATAACTTCTGTCGTCAGGAGTACTACGGTTGGGAGGACAACTTCACGGAAACCCCAGCCACCGATGCTTTCCTGGCTGAAGTACGGGCGCAGGGGGTAGAGATGTACGCAGATAACCTCGACAACGGAGCAGACGACGCAGAACGAGGTGGTTTTGATTATGCCGTTAAGTTTCTACGCAGTGAAGCGTCTAGTGTACGTTTGTTCGCCGACCAGCTTCGCAAAGGAGGCAACCAGTGAGTGTATATCTTATTGATAAACGTCGACGTGGGCAACAAATACCACCTGTAGGAATTCCGAATCACACATGGTTTTGCGTACTTGATATCGATGGTATGGATTCGTTGGTTGACACTCGTCATTACTGCGATACCGCAACAGCTACTCCGGCGAAAGCAAAGAAAATGGCTGCTCTGATAGAAAACTGGACTCCACCTGATGGTTGGTGCAATGGGAATGATCGAGATTGGCATGAAAAAATGAAGGGCTATATCTGCGATTTCTTACGTAAATGCAACGGATTCAGGGTGATGTGACATGAGCAAGATTGACTATCAGGCACTGCGTGAGATAGCAAAGCACCAGAGACTTACAGAAGAATCAGCGAGCTACGCAAGGACTAACCATGAAATAACACCGCTTCACACTCGATGAGGCCTGTTCATTGCTCAATGATATCCAGACCTACCGCAATAATACCAACTCAATAAATGGAGATTCCAGGTGGAAGAAGAAATCTTCACTCGTGAAGAGGCAGCATCGTATCTGAAGGTAGACAAAGGCACTATCACGCAGTGGATACGAAGTGGACGACTTCAGGCCGCAAAGATAAATCCAGATAAACCTAAAAGCCCATATCGCATTTGCAAGTCAGACTGCATTGCGGCGCTTAAGTCTGTAAGACACAATAGCGCGGTGAATGCGGTTGATGTGCAGGAGGTTAAAGCATGTCAATCAAACTACGCGGTGGCACGTGGCACTGTGATTTCGTCGCGCCAGATGGATCAAGAGTTAGACGCTCTCTTGAAACATCGGACAAAAGGCAAGCGCAAGAACTTCACGATCGTCTGAAAGCAGAAGCGTGGAGAGTAAAAAATCTCGGGGAATCACCGAAAAAGCTATTCAAGGAAGCCTGCATACGGTGGCTGCGAGAGAAATCGGATAAGAAGTCCATTGATGATGACAAGAGCATTATATCGTTCTGGATGTTGCACTTCAGAGAAACCATTCTCTCAGACATAACATCAGAAAAAATAATGGAGGCGGTAGACGGGATGGAAAACCGCCGCCATCGCCTGAACTGGGAAATGAGCCGGGACAGGTGTTTGCGGCTTGGCAAGCCAGTGCCGGAGTATAAACCAAAGCTGGCAAGCAAAGGAACGAAGACGCGGCATCTGGCAATACTTCGCGCTATTCTCAATATGGCTGTTGAATGGGGATGGCTTGACAGGGCGCCAAAAATATCAACACCACGCGTTAAGAATGGACGGATCAGATGGCTTACAGAGGAGGAATCGAAGCGCCTGTTTGCAGAAATTGCTCCTCATTTCTTCCCTGTGGTCATGTTTGCAATCACGACAGGCCTTCGCCGTTCCAACGTTACAGACCTTGAGTGGTCACAGGTCGATCTGGATAAGAAAATGGCATGGATGCACCCTGATGAAACAAAAGCTGGCAATGCGATCGGAGTTCCTCTTAACGAAACCGCATGCCAGATATTAAGAAAACAGCAGGGTCTCCATAAGAGATGGGTGTTTGTCCACACCAAACCTGCCTACCGAAGCGACGGAACAAAAACAGCATCGGTAAGGAAGATGAGAACCGACAGCAACAAGGCATGGAAGGGAGCGTTAAAGCGGGCAGGCATTAGCAACTTCCGCTTCCATGACCTGAGGCATACTTGGGCAAGCTGGCTGGTTCAGTCCGGTGTCTCTCTTCTTGCACTTAAAGAGATGGGAGGATGGGAAACTCTCGAAATGGTTCAAAGATACGCCCACCTTTCAGCCGGGCATCTCACCGAGCACGCGAGCAAAATCGATGCGATTATAAGTCGCAATGGCACAAATACGGCACAAGAGGAGAACGTAGTTTACTTAAATGCTAGGTAACTTATTGATTTAAATGGTGCCGATAATAGGAGTCGAACCTACGACCTTCGCATTACGAATCTGTAGCACCAATCATAACTATCTGTTTAGCAAGCATTAACCGCATTCACTAATCTATAGTTGATGGCACAAACAGAAAGTTGATGCATGATGTTGCCATGTGTATGTCACAAATACGGCACAACAATCTTCAAACATGTAGACACACATCCACAGAAGAGCACAAAGTCTTGCAATCCAGTGCAAAGCCTTGTGTGTCTCAGTTTTGTCTAAATGTTCTACTGAAAACATAGTAAAATCGGTAACGGCTGGAAATCATTCAATACTCGCACTATCGAAAGTTCGCCAGCCAGCTGCAGCACGTTCTTGCATACGATGGGCGGCGGTTTACTTTACGAAGCAGGTTCCTGAGTCTCTTTTGCCATCGCCTCTTTCTGGCGCTGATTCCAGACGCTGTTTTCAGGCATGTCCAGCCGAACATCAATCCAGCTGTTAGCCGGTACGTCGATAGGCTCCCCTTTTGTTTTTACAATCTCACCTTCATCGCCCAGCATGTATTTGCGCTTAAACAGACGGATTGTCAGTTCGCCGTTATCGGTTTTCTCTGCCTCAACCACGCCCAGTTCTCCCATGCCGCCAGGGTCCATTGGGGGCAGTAGTTGCCATCCCTCCGATGCCAGGCCTGCTGAACCTGTCAGCTGGTAAACACCCGCCTCAAGGCGAGAAAGGGTTATGCCCTCCGCCTCTGCGTTTGCTGTCCCGCAGCCGCACCAGGAGAAACCATCTTCTGCTACGTCAGCGCGCTGGCATGCATCGCGACTCGTTACTATGCGGGCAACTGGTGAAGCCGCTTTTAGCGTGCCATCGCTCGCCTTAGTGGTGTTCCCCGTTGTGTAGGCTTCCTGATACAGCCACCCTGTAGGTGTTCGGTAACTGAAGAAAGTCCTCCCTAACGTGTATATTTGATGAATGCGAGTTGGTCTTCCTCCGCGAGCTATTACGATAGAGGTAATGTTCTGACTTCCTGAGACACCCATGTAGCTGGCGTCCTCTACCGACCATATAAACGATGAGGGGTAGTACTCGCTCATAGTATTAAGTGGAACTGATTCAGTAATTTCACGCCCCAGACCAAAAGCCCCCACAGTTAGAACTTTCTTTTGACCGGAATCACTCCAGGAACTTTGAGCATCCAATAAAGCGCTACTTCCCAAACTGAGGTTTGTGCGAACGTCTGCAGCGTTAGTTGCACCAGTCCCGCCCTGGTCAATCGGGAGAGCACCGTTGGTTCCTTTCTGTGCCAGCTTACCGATGCCGGGGATAGTCACGGGGGTGCCGTTTATAGTTACCGTGATGCTCTGGTTTGCTGAGGTAGTAGCGAACGTCTCCCATGCGCCAATATTCTCGTCATACTCTTTGATGAGCTGAGACATCGCCTGTGCCAGTCCGTCGACCGAGATATTGTCTGATACCAGAATGCCGTACTTCTGGCCGCTCAGCGCAGGGGAAGCAGCTGGAGTAACCGTCATTGACGTGGCGCTGTTCACGGATGAAATCTGAAACAGCTGCACCGGGTTAGACATCACGATAATCGTCTGGCCAGCGCGAACCTGGCTGGCGGGTGCCGTCCAGTTCGTGCCCGTGCCGGTGGCGCTGTTTCCGTTAATGGCGATGGTTCCAGTGTTATAAAGCATATTTTCTCCAGGCAATAAAAAACCCCGCCGAGGCGAGGTTTGCATTGAAAATCATGAGTTATTTACATGTCGTGCTTGTGAATGTGTTCGCACTTACCCAGCGCCAGTTAAAGGGATATCCGGCCCGGTATTGCGTCTGGTTGTTTTGCTTTCGAACGGCGTAAATCATAACGGTATTCTCATGGCCACCCATATATGCCGTGCCGCTGCAAATCGGTTTCTGTTTCTCAAGTACACCAGCGCAACCAGACAGCATTAAAGCGCCCGCTATGCAGATAATTAGCCTTTTCATTTTGATAGTATCCAGAGGTATTCAGTAGCTTCGAAGATACCAATACATAATCGATGGGTATAATTGATTAGATAGATAAATTATTTGTTATTGATCGCTCAAAACAATCAATCATAGGCGTCTGTTTTAATTGCTGTCAGGATAATTCCATTATTTATCACCCCTCCAGCACCGCCAGGTGTATTTGCGGCTGTACCGGCGTTTATTCTTGTACTTGTGCCTGAATACCTACAAGATGAGTAAGCGTCGTTTCTGTTCACTTGCCCCAGCCTTGATGGAGCCACTGCCCATGAACCATCAAGCGTCTGGTCAATGTTAATCCCGCCGTTTGCTCCAGGCGTTCCGATTGTCTGCAAGTCTGACAGCACGCGGGACTCATTAGTGAGTACCAGCTTCCCGCTCGAATCCCAGATGGCCATCCCCCATTTCGGTAACGTCTGGGGAAATATGGCAAAAATATATGCGGTTAACGTGAAGCTCTGGTTATAGGGATTAACCCCCGCGACATATATATTCCCGCCGTTCCGGTAAGATATTACTGGCGTGGGCTGGGCGGTATTTGTGGTCCTGATAAATACCATCACAGGGTAGTCAGCATTTAATGCAATATTCTGAGTAACCTGCTGCGAACTGCCATTAGCAGAGGAGTTGAAAGTGTACTTGCCGTAAAGACAAAAAGGCGTTGACTGGGGCGTTACAAATGGGTTCCCGTTGTCCATTAATATCATCGCGCCAAATTCGGCCATTATGCTTTCTCCATGAAAACGACCACTTCACACTTTGAGGCCGGATAATTACCCAGACCTACAGAAGATGCAGCGCTTACGGTTATTGTGCTCCCTGACGCGACAATGCGCCGCCCTACGCTGTTACCTCCTTCATCAAGTGAAAGAACAAAACCAACTTTCATTCCTGAGGGCACCGTAAAAGACCAGCTGCCGGAGGTTTGCCCGGCAGCCAGCTGTATTCGCCCAACGACGGAAACGGGTTTGATGCCATAGTTGTTGGGTTTTCCTGAAGCATCCCAGGTCTGTATTCCATAAGCCATTTCAGAATACTCCCGTTAATCGGCCAACCTGCACCCTAAGAACATTACTGCCATCTTTGACGCTGATCGTCTGATTTGTCAGTTTCATGGCTCCCTCACCAGCAGTCGAACCGTAGTTCTCAAACGTCCCCCCTTTATCAAGCTTCCAGCCAGCAGAACCAGCTGCATAGTTGTTGGACTGGATATAGTTGCCGATTTTGGCGTTCTCAATGGTGCCGTCCTGGATGAAGCTGGCCCGGATGAATGTCTGTCCATTCTGGATCACAAACGGCAAAGCCACGCTATTTCCGGCTGCCGTGGTGACGGCGAAGCGATCAGCCAGGAAGATAACCTGCGACTGCATGCCGGATGGCGTATTCTCCACGCCGATACCCATCCCCGCGGCGTAATACTGACCGTTGCTGGAAACGCCAACCTTGATGTTGTACATCGCGCTGAGGTCGCCATTAACGTTGGCTATCGCCTGAGCGTTAGTGGTGATGGCGGAGGTATGCCCGTTCACGGTCGCCGTAATGCCGTTTATCTGCGTGGCCGTAGCCTGCTGATAGTCGGAGAACGTCTGATTCAGGCTGTTTATGGATGCCTTGTTGCCGTTGACATCCGTCTGCAGGCTCAGCAGAGAACGCGCCGTTGCCTCCTTCTCGTTAACGATTACCTCATCAATACGATCCAGCTGCGCACTGTTCCCTGCGACCGAAGCTGACAACGATTTACGCGTAGCCACTTGTGCCAGCCCGTTCTGGATAATTGCGATAGCAGAGTTCTTCACCCCGCCCGTCATGCCGTCCATAGACACGCTGATGCTGTCGATTCGCTGGCCCAGTGCGGTATCAGCAGTCGCAACAGTCTGCTCAAGATCTGAGAGAGAAGACGACACATCACCGACCGTGCTAGAAAGCTCATTAACGCTGGTCTGAACCTGCCCGATGTCCTGCGCGTTTTTTGCGATTTCCTGCGCCTGGAGTTCAAGTTCATCGTTGGCCTGTTTGATGTCGTCAGCCATGCCAGCAATTTTTTCATTGCTGTCCACAGCGTTCTCGATCAGGTCTTTGAACGTCTCAGACCCTTTGATGTCTTCAAGGATCACATCTGTGATGTCAGAAACATCGATACTGGCCTGCCCACGAACCCAGCCGGTATAACCTGACTCGTTACCGCTGCGGTCAACCAGCTGCGCGCGGTACCAGAAAATCTGCCCAGCCTTAAGGCCCATCTGCTGATATTTGCGCTGCGGGTAAGGCACATCGGCCAGCAGCATGGCATCGTCTTCAGTACCGGTCAGGCTGTACTGAATTTCCGTCTTCAGCGTGTCGTCGGTATTCGCCGGGAATCCCCAGTTCAGCTCGATGCCGAAAACCACATTTTCAGAAGCGATGAAGCCAACCGGCTTAGGTGGATTGCCCACTTTACCCGTCAGCGTTTTCTCTTCTGAATAGCCCCATCCGGATGAAATTTCTGCGGCATTGATTGCGCGCACCCGCACCAGGTAGCGCCCGGCATAAATCCCCGGGACGTCGAATGACGTGGTGGAGGTGCGCGGCACGTTAACCCAGTTCCCGTCGTTGCGGCGCCATTGCGCTTCATAGGCGATAGCGTTCTGCGCCTGGTCCCAGCTCACGCGCATTGTTTCGACGCTGATATTTTGCTGAACCACGGAAAACGAGCTGATCACGATGTTCGCAGGCGGCGACTGGTTACCCGGCGGAATCACGCTCACCGGCCGCTGGTCAATGATGGCTCCGGTATCGATACGGGCATATTTATCCGGGTCGTGCCATGCGCCGGTGATTGAGAAAGTGCCATCCCCGTTATCGGAAACGCTGACAACTCGATACTGCTGCGCGTAGAGCTCGTCAGATTCAACCACCCAAACAGCTTCGGCCTGTGGCGTCTCACTGTATGCCGTGGTGACTGTGACTGATTCCCCGTTCACGGCCTGAATGGTCCTGCTCTGCGACGCTCCGGAGGGAAGGTTGAGAATAAGGCGATCACCTGGTGCTGCATCAGCTACGCGGTCAAGTTTGATAACGCGACCGTTAACGGCGCTGATGCGGCCGCCCATAACCTTTCCGGAAAGCAGCTCGTCTGCCACGGCGATGATGTAGCCAGGCTGCGGAATGTTTCCGTCCAGCCCGACATCAAACGAAACAACGCGATCCTTGTTATTGGTGAGAATACCCCAGCGCCCCTTTCGGTTCGCCTCTGACTGCCTGGTGCAGCCGATGGCTGTCATTTCCAGCTGATTGAAGCCGTACCGCGCCACCAGCGCCTGCTCAAATACCGGCTCCATCGCGTCGGCATAAGCGTTACCCGGGTCTGACCATGAAACCAGCGCTGTGGTGTAGCGGCTTTTCGTGGTGCTGCTCGAATAGGTGAAGCGACCGCCAACAACGTTAGCGCGCGTATAGCTGTAATCAACATCGCGCGGCATGTCAGCCAGGGCCACAATCTGATCCCCGCCCCAGTAGGTCATGCCACGGAAGATAGCGGCAAAATCACGTAGGACTGTGTAGGCGTCGTTCCGGTCCTGAATGTACACGTTGCAGGTATAGCGTGGTTCTGTACCGTTGCCCCCTTTGCCGTCTGGTACCATCTGATCACAATACTGAGCAACCTGATAAAGCGTCCATTTATCAATATTCGCAGCGGTCAAACGGTGCCCAAGGCCGAACCGGTCAGAAACAACCAGATCGTAAAAAATCCACGCAGGGTTATCCGTCCATGCCCACTTAAACGCACCGGTCCATGTACCGCTATAAGTGCGGGTTTCAGGGTCGTAGGTATCAGGAACGCGGATAACACGGCCGCGGGGCTCGCAGGAGATCTGCGGGATAGAGCCGTTAAACTGGCTTGAATCGAATTCGATGTAGAGTAACGCTGTGTTTGGATATCGTAACTTGGCGTCAATAACCTCAGTGAAGCTCTGCAGCGTCATCGTGTCGCCGATCTTCGCGCTGTTGGCGTCAGAGGTAATCTTACGCAGGCGGATTGTCCAGGTGCTGCCAGCCTGCGGTAAATCGATGCGGTGGCTGCGCTCATAACCAGACGTCGTTTTTCCGGTCACGCTGGTATTGAGTACCGTCTGCCATGTGCCGCCGTCCGTCTGCAGGTCAATCGCATAATTGACCGAGTAACCCACCAGATCGCCGTCGTCTTCCTGTTTGAAAAGCGAGGGCCATTTAAGACGCAGGCGAACTGCTGAAAGCTGCGTATTGGTAAACGTGCGCGTCCAGGCTGTGGCACTTGATACCTCAGTTCCTACGCTGATCTCGTTTTCGGTACCGGGAATACCCTGAATATATTTTTGCGCCTGCGTTCCCGCGCGAAACTCCCACGTTACCCCGCTGAAGTTTTGGGAGCCGTCAGCATTCTCCAGCGCTGTTCCGTCCAGGTAGATATCCTTCCCGGTGAGCTGTCCAGCAAACTCCCCTTCCCCAAGCGCAACGAGGATCTTTGCCTTCGCTACAGATTGCAGATCATCAGGCTGTTCGGTAGGGGTTCGGGAACTTGAGCTGCCGCCCTTGCGGCCTTTTAACACTTTATCTGTAGCCATATTGCGCCCATAAAAAAGCCACCCGAAGGTGGCCAGAAAAAAGGTTAGTTATCTACTGCTGATCTTCGACATAAATTCCGGCAGAAATAATCGCTCCGCCGATTCGACGCTTACCATAAAGCAGAGGCACCGGGTAGCCTTGCGCTGCAGTGTTGGTTACCCCGCCAAACGCATACGATGCACGGTTATCTGCGCTTTGTTTACTGGCTATGCCTGATGGCTGCGGTGAAAGCAGCTGAATAACCCCACCGAGGACCAACGAGGCACCAGTGGCAGCAGCAAACCCCGTCAATCCACCAGCAGCGAAAGCAGCGCCAATACCGCCTGGTCCAGTCAACACAGCAGCAGTAATAAGCACAGCCCCCAAGATCGTCTGCAAAAGACCAGCCTTTTTACTCCCTATTACTACAGGGACAATCCGGATCACTTCGCCGGTGACGGGAAAGCCGAGATCATCAACGCCAATATTCTTTTTATCTCTATAAACGGCATACGTCAGCCCTCGGGCCTTGCTTGTGTTTAAGAATTTCTCGAATCCATTGATGGTTTTCGCGAGTGCATTAATGGCTTCAGCAGTAGTGCGAACCAGACGGTGATGAACCCTTCCATATGTCTTAGCTAGCACGCCACTTAGCTCAATTCTTGTCATTACCTCTTGCATGCTGCCCCCATAAAAAAAACCACCCGTAGGTGGTTTGTTAATTTACGCTCTCAAAGCCCAGCTTTTTTCCTTGCTTCTTCAAGGTAGTTTTCTTTCGACTGGTCTTTGTTATTTGCCTCGAAGTTTGGATCTACTATTTTTGATAATTTCTGGTCGATAGACTCAAGTAATTCAACCTGCCTGTTCGCTCTGACGCTGGCGCGGTTGATGAAAAACCAGAGAATTAACCCAATAAAAATACCGACGAAGATCCAACCAAACCCAACTGTATACATATCGTTCTCCTTGCTGTGTGCTACACGATAGTATCAGTGACAGTTTGTTAAATAAAATTCTGATGTCTAAGAATCTTCATCGTCCTTTCCTGCCAGTAGCCCCCATACGGCACGCGCTGGCTCAGATGTCCGTACAGGTGGTGCAGCAGCATGTTACCCTCCAGTAAAATCCCGGCATGATTCCACTTATCGGCCTGCACCTGCATGATGACGAGGTCCCCTTCCTGAGGCGGGCCGTCAAACTCCCTGAATCCGCATTCATACCAGCAATCCTGATAAAAATTGTCCGGATAGGCGTTTTCCCACCAGGGATAATCCACCCGGTAATCGTGGAGCTCGATACCATGCGTTTGCCGGAAATAGCTCATTACCAGCCCCCAGCAGTCGAAGTGTCCAAGCACAAACGGACGCTCCAGCAGTGGCAGTTCTCCGCGCGGCTGGATGGTGCGTAAATCCCCATCCGGCCAGCTCACAATATGCCAGGGTAAAAGCGTTGCGTCGCATTGCGCTTTATCCAGTTCGCTCGGCTGCGTTGTGGCGTCAGGGTGACTGTGAACGATGGCGATCACCGTACCCCAGTCCTCAGCAGCTGCATAGTCTTCTGGCGACAGGTGAAAATGTTCTGTCGGCTCGGTAGCGAGGTTACTACATGGAAAATATTTCTCTACCCGGCTCTTTTGCGCCACCACGCCGCAACACTCACGAGGATATTCAGCTGCAGCATGCGCCATAATCGCATCGATGGTTTTCTGACGCATATCAACTCCTGATCAGCGACGTACCAGGGAAGCCACCAAACGAGAGTTCGTTATTTTCGCCGAATCGGAGTTTGCAGGCCGTCAGCGTGCCATTGCATTCATCCAGCGACGGATCGCTTACCGGGTTGTTGTTTTTATCGAAATAGCGGGTGCCGGCATAGTCGCAGCCGTCGCCGGTACGATATTTATTTCGGATGCACCAGGTACACAGGGAATGAAGCTGTCGCGTCGGGATCATTTGCCCCTGCAGGTCCATCGGGCTGGACAGAACAAATTCAACGGTTTCACCGGCAAGCTCGCCAGTTTTCCCGTCGATATACCAGACCTGCAGCTTTTCCTGAGTCGGGTCTGCTGTGGGGTTGCCGTCCGCGAAATTTCTGGCATCGAGATATTTCTCTTTTGTGTCGTGAATAGTGACTTTCGCCTGCAGCAGATCGTCATACGCAAGACACATGGCAGAAATAGAGCTTTCGATGTTCGCAACCGTCAGTGATGGCGTTGCATTGCTCCCACTGGTTGATTTTTCCAGGCCTTCCAGCTGATACGGCCAGGCGGCGTATTCATTTCCCTGCCACCAGATTGGTTTCGCCGGAAGCTTGGACTCATCCCCACCAGCGGCGATGATTTCCGCTTCTGTGTGGGGAATGCTGTAATTGTGAAAGCGGAGAACGTCCGTTAGCCCAAAGGAAGAACCGTCCACCTCAATCAGACGAACATCGTTTCCGGATTCAAGCTTCTGATAGTCTGCGTTTAAGCTCATGGTTTAAATGCCTGGATGAATGTTGCTTCAAGGTTGAATTTCCCCGCGCCAAGCCCGGTGGGTTTATACGTTTCGCAACGATACAAACCCAAAGGTTCGAGCGGTGGCTTCCATTGAAAGGCTTTCGTTCCTTCATGCCTGTCGAGAAAAGATTTAATGGCAGAAATGTAGGTTTCGTTGCCAGTAAAGTTGAGCGTCCACTGCTGGGTTCTGGTATTCAATCCATCCCCTGAAACCTGCTCATATCCATCGCCAAACTGGGCTTTTCTGACGCGGAAACTTGTATCAGCCTCCGCGTTAATCCGTGGGCACCAGGTGAAAGTTTCGATAGCCATTTTTATCGGGTTCCTTTCATTGCGTTCCAGATGTCACCGCCAGGCCGAATATCTCGCATGATGTTCTGCTTATATCGCTGATCAATATATTTACCGACATCAGCACCAAATTGCTCAAGGCCGGGTGAAGTCTGCGTGGAAGTATTTCCGTTGCCATCGATGGTGATGTAAACCTGTGGAGCCGAAGATACAGCCTGACCACCACCAGTGCCAACAGCCCGAACGCCAAGCGAACCATCAGCAGCACGGGTAAGCGGCATAATGGCTTCAGGTCCAGCCTCTGCAAACACACCCGCTCCTTTGGCAAAAGCAAAAAGCTGAGGGGTCTGAAACACGCCATTGCTGTATGCGCTCAGGGACGGAGAGTCGTAAACATTACCCTTCGCGTTAAAGGTGAAGTTCGCGCCAGCGTTCTGAATTGCAGTACCGCTACTGGCGGCAGCGGCGGAAGATGCGCCAAAGCTGAAGAGAGAACCAATTGAACTGACGCCGTTAGCAACAGCCATATTGACCAGAACATTCTGGATGATCTTCAGTACGCTGACACCCCAGTCCTTCCAGCTGTCGACGTTACCATTGAGCATGTCAGTAATCGAAGTTACCGCCCCACCCATTGCCTGCTTCATCCCGTCAGCTGCCATGGAGGAGTAATCTGTCGCTTCATCCACCCAGTTCGCATAACCCTCAGACAGTCCCGTCATCCAGTCGTCACGCTGCGCATCAGAAGCTGCGTAATATCCCTCCTGGTCGCGCAGGCGCTCTTCGAGGTAGCGCTTATTAAGTGCCAGCCCCTGCTGATAGAACGTCTCGTCGATTTCACCAGCCTGACGCTGGCGGAGAAGATCGGTATTCTTCTGCTCAAACTCCTTACGCAGATTGAACTGCTCCTGAAGTCTTTCACGGAACCTGGTTCCCTGCCCGTAGCCCAGCAGTTGCGCTTCATTGGCTGCGCGGGCGCTGTCGTTACTGTCAGCAAGGTTGGCTTCGTAATTTCGCAGTTGCTCACGCAATTTAACCTGATCGATGAGAGCAGCATTACGCATAACTTCGGCTTTCTGGGCCTGACTTAGCGTAGAAAGCTCACCCTGGCTTACCTGATATTTAACCTTTGCCAGCTCGGTATTCTGCCCTTGCAGAGCGATCTGCTCTTTTTGCTGCTTGATCAGCTTGTCATAGGTATCAGCTGTTTTTTCCGCCTCGGATTTTCCACCCTTATGGCGGCTTGAGTTACGAATTGCTTGTAATTGCCTGGCAGACTCAACTTCCATGCTGACATATTTCTCACGCCAACCAGCTGGAAGGTTCAGATCAGATGCATCGAATTCTGCCTGCTTTCGAGCCTTATCCAAACCCTGAAGGCCAGATAGCTCAAGCTGTCGCTGTGCTTTCTCAATAGCTTGTTGTTGCTTATTATCAAGCGCAGGAAGTACAGGTCCTGCATATTTTGGTGGGGACACTGCTGTAGACTGTCTGGAAACCTTGTTCAGCCGGTCATACATCTCTGTAAGAGAACTTACGGCGCCAGCCATTTCTACTGTTTTATTTATAGCCTGATCAGTTATGTCGTTTATTAACTGTTGTGTTTGCTTTCTTTTATTGAGCATTTGCTCAAGTCGGCCTTCTTCAACCGCAAGTTCTGAAGCAAAGTCTGCGGCTTTCTCAACCGCATCGTTATACAGCCATGTCCCCTCTGAAGCAGAATTGGCTGCTAATTTTGCGTTATAAAGTTGATTTGATAATTCAGCAACTTTCTGCTTCTGCTGTTCAATCGCACTATTCTGAGCATCCAGTGAAATATTCGCCTGTCCAAGGTTGGCGGATATCTGCGTCTGAGACATTGATTTCAGATTATCTCGTACCTGCTCGATTGTGTCCGCATATTGGATTGCAGATTCCCTGGCTTGTTCTTGGCGTTGATACATCGTGTACCACGCCCCAGCACCCAACATTAAAATTCCTGGCAAACCACCAACTAACGACAAAAGACCCGTAGCGCCAGTTTTTACAAGCCCCAGCACTGATGTTGCAGAGTTAAGTGCCTGCTGAGAGGCTGCAACGGCTCTGTTTGACTGTACCAGTGCCGCATTTGCTGTAATCATTGCCCGGCGCTTGGATATGGCATTTTGAGTGGCAGTAGCCTCAGCATTAGTATTCTTTGCCAGCACAAGTTCTGACTGAGCAAGCTGGTAAGCTCGCTCAGCAGCAATAGCATCGGCGGCGGCCTTGCGTTGTGATTGGGTAGCAGATTCAGCCCTTGCAGCTGCGAGCGCAATTTCGTTCTTTCTGGCATCTATTAATTGCGCCGTCTGGTTCCCAAGATCGCCAAACATCCCTCCAAGATAGCGAGCTCCACCTATCGCAGCCAAAGCTCCGGCAGCCGTAGCCACAGTGTCTATATTGTCAGAAACCGTATTCAATACGGCAACAAGAGTACTTGTCGCACCAGTGGCTTCATTAGCGCCACCTACCCATGCCATGAAAGCATTTTCGACTTTCGTCGTGGCAGCAGAAACGGTCTGCGGCATTGCCTCAAATTCACCACGCATAGTGCCAAGTTGACTTATCAGGGCCGGGACAACTTTATCTGCGGTTAGCATCCCCTGATCGGCCATTGCCTTCAGATCTTTACGAGCTACACCCATCCCTGCGGCAAGAGCACGGATAACTCGATCACCGTTTTCGTTGACGGAGTTAAATTCCTCGCCTCGAAGAACACCCTGCGCCAGAGCCTGGCTGAACTGCGTGATTACCGAACTCGCTTCAGACGCGCTTGCGCCTGACAGCTTAAGCCCTGTTGATATAGCCTCGGTTACCTTCAGAACCTCTTCTGAACTGTAGCCATATTCACGCATAGAAGCGGCTGAACGCGCAAAAAGACTCGCATTATCAGAGAAGGCGGTTCCGGTTCGCTGGCTAATATCCATCAGCGCCCGCTGGGACTCCGTGAAATCATCTGACGACTGGGAAGCCTGCTTTAGCCTGGCATTAACAGAGCTCCATTCATCGGCCAGCGATATAAGATGACCAGTCGCAAATGCTCCAGCAAATGCACCAGCCATTCCCAGTGCTGAGGCCTTCGCGGTGTTTATTTGACTAGTTACCTCAGCCAAGGCACGCTGAGTTTCACGCGAAGCTGCGGCCGATTGGCGTCCTCCAGTCTGCATTACCCGGTAATAGTCATTCCCCATTCTTGAAGCACGAGAAATTTCAGACTGGAATGACTGAGAGTTTGCAGATATTTTGATGATCAGTTCGCGCAACGTAGCCATATTTTCACCCATAAAAAAAACCCGCTTGATAGCGGGTCGTGAGTTATAAACTGTCTTTTCTTTGGTGAGCGACTTGTATTAATAAATCTATTTGCGCATCTTGCTTTTTATTTATCTCTTTAAGGGCTTCAACTTGTTCATTTGCCCTTGTGCTAAACCGTAATAAATAAAAAATCACAATTAGATTTATCAGCCAGCCGAATATTCCAAACACTACTACCAGTGGTTCCATAACGCCTCCTTTACTTAAGGAAAGAGCGTATCGCTACATTGAAGGCATGTGAAGCAATTATTGTGTCGCAGCTGTAAGTGCCGCCTCAAGCCCTGCAAACGGGTCCTTCGGTTCTGATTGCTCATCACCACCCCAGCGCAGGATCGCATCGTCCAGCGGTACTTTTGCCCCCTGCGAGCCGTAGATGGCAGAGACAATCTGCGCTGCATGGATATCACCGCGAATATCGCCAACCGGGCTTTGCCTGTCGTACTCAATCCACATCAGAAGCTCGCTTGCCGTCATATTCTGCCGAAGCTCTGAGAGCGTGCGCCCCATCCGGAGCGCAAGCGACATCAGAAACTTTACGCCGGGGGTTGAGACTTTTCCCGCGCTTCGTCCGCATTGTTGATCAGGTCAAGCGCCTGTTTGAGCAGACGTGAGTGCACGGGCCCGTAGATTTCACGCACCTGCTCTTCTTCGTCTACGCTGAATACCGGTTGCTTATCGGTGTCACACAGAACGTCAATGAAGAGCACCACGTCAGCGCAAAGATTACGGTGCGCCTTTTCCGATACCGACACATTTTCATCGTCGGCCCCCCCTTTCACCACCTCCTGCCAGCGCAGCCAGGCTTCACCTGACGGCTCACGGAGAACCACTTTGACACCTTCCCACTCAGGGACAACGACCGTCTTATGGCGAAAGCCAGCCATTTTCGCCATGGCTAATTGTTTTAAAGTTTGCGACATCGCTTATCCATGCCGGGACAACCCGGCATCTCCATTAACTGATAGTAAGGGTGCAGGCAGCTGAGGTAACCGTTTTGACCGGAGAAGAAGAATCCGTAACCACACAGGTGTAATCACCTGCATCACCTGAAACTGCGGTGGCTTTATTAAAGGTATCGGATGTCTGCCCGCTGACGGTGCTACCTGCCTTCTTCCAGGTGTAGGCATACGGAGGCTTACCACCGGCAGCTACTACAGCCATGCTGATCGCAGCCCCCACCGCTACAGACAGTGAGGAAGGAAGATCAGTGGTCAGTTTAAGTACAGAGTCAATCGGGACAGGCTTGCCTTTAAGGCGCAGTGAGAATGTAGCTGCCACAACACCATTGGTACCAGATGACCAGGTATGCTGGCGAACTTCGGCCAGGAACTTAAAACCATTACCTGACGGGAAGATGATCTGGAAGCCGTAAGTGGTGTCGTTGTCATACGCATCACGCAAGGCGTCCTGCGCTGGATTATTGTAGAAGTTGCCGGACAGAGAGATTTCTGACGGAGAAGGCAGGCCGTTGATGTTCTCCTGCTCGGTAGAGCAAAGTGTTGTTACGTCGATATCCTGCTTCTGGCCACCAGTGAACTGAATTTCTTTGATGGTGCAACTCAGATCGAGAAAGGTGGCGGAATCCATCGTTTCTTTGGTGGACGGCAGGGAGGAAATAAGGATCTTCGTCAGCTGCGATTTTTCATAAAGTGCAGACATAGCTGTCTCCTGGAAAAAGAAAACCCGCCATCTGGCGGGTTCGTTGGGTGAATTAATTGTCAGGGGGTAACTTTAAAATCCAGGGTGGCACGGTAGAGCCGATAATCTGGCTCGTACCCGGGTATTTTTACCACCTCTGTAGGGGTTAACGGCTCAAGCGAAGCGAGCACCAAATCTCTCAGGGATCGTGATTCAGCGATCGAAGTGGAATACACATCGACCTGAACGGAAACCCTGCTCTCTGCCTGACCACACAGCACGTCAGCGGAAACATCATCGACGATGGAAAAGATAATCCAGGGTGGAGAGACAGACGGTTTACCGTCACTACCTAATGGCGCAACATAGGGATATACCCGTCCTTCTGCCAGGGGAGAAAGCAAGGCGTAGATATTATCTTCATTCACTTGCTCAATACCTCATCAATAGCCTGATTCATCCTGGCAATGGCGACGCTGGCGGCCTCTTCCTCGCGAGTATCGTAAGCGGGTCGCACAAACGGATGTGCAGGCATGTTCGCGGTACCCAGCTCAACGAATCGCCAGTAAAAGGCGTTTCTCGGGTTATTAGCCTTCATCGTGTTATCGCTGTTCCCGGTGCGCGGGTTAACACCACGAATATGGACGCCGGAAGAAATTTCCCCGCGACGGCGGCTTTTTTGGGTCACCACCACCACGTTTTTTTTCAGTTTCCCGGTACGCACCGGCGCGCGGGCGATCACTTCTTCCTTAAGCACTTCCGCGCCGGCGCGGGTGGCATCACGAAGAACCTTATTGTTTTCAGCGCGGCTAAGCGCCTCCAGATCCTTTGCGATGTCATTTAACCCGGAAAAATCGAGGCTCGTCTCAATCATTTTTCAGCTCCCGTTTTGCAAAGAATTTCCAGGCGAGTGCCAGTCGCATTTGCTACAGGAGGACCGATGATATTTAGCACCTGACCTTTATACGGGCCGCTGAGCACTTCCAGACGAGAAGAGGCATTCAGCTCTGACCTGAAGCGCATCCAGACGCGAATCGTTGCCTGCGCCGTTTCCGCGCCGCCTGAAAGCTGCTCTCTGCCGCTGATCCCCTTTACCTCAGCCGGGACCGGGTTGCCACCTGTCCACGATTCAACCGGCTGACCAGATGGATCGCGCGAAGTCGTGAAGGTGAGAATTTTTACCCGGTGCCTGAATCGTCCTGGTTCCATCAGGAGCCCTCCTCTGATTCGGCTTTACCGCGCCAGTTGCGATGAATGAACATCATGCGTTCGGCGGCTGCATTCTCATAAAGCTGCACTTCGCTTTGTGCCGTCCGGTGTTCAAACATGTCAGCAAAGACAAGCAGAACGGCGCCCTTAACGGCGGCAGGAATATCAGCCGCAACCTTCCATGCTGGTTCATCGCACCAGCGCATGCAGTAGTCAAAAGCGGCCTGGGCGTACAGCGTGATCAGCTCGTCCCTGTCGTCTTCCTCAAACTCAATCTGCTGCTTAAACAGACTGAGGGAAATTACATCCAGAACATCTATCGCCATACGTTAAAAGGGCGGGTTTCCCCGCCCCCTCCATCATGAGCCAGAAGAGAAGGTGCCCTTGATGATTGCTGTCGGGCGATAATGCGCCAGCGCCAGACGCTCTTCGCACAGGATGGTCAGCATGTTTTTCACGAAGTTATCGCGGTCTTCACGGCTAACTTCCACGGTGGCATCCATGCGATCCCAGACCTGTGAGGCCATATCGAAACCGCCTACGGTAAAGGTGCCGGCGGCCTGCGCCTTAGTCGGAACCACTGGCAAGCCCCACATGATGTTACTGGTGAATGCCTGAGGACCACCGAAGATATAGCGGCCTTCATTGTCTTTCAGCAACGCGATGTTGTGCCAGTCGCGCGGGTTCAGGACGATACCGGAAGCGCTGAACTCAGACTCGGTCACCTGATAAATAGCGTGAGCGATAATGTCAGCGCGGGTGTCGCCGGTGGCATTCAGCGAGGTGTCATAGGCGGTTGCCACTTTGTTCAGCCCTTCCAGGTTATCCCCGGTACCGTCGCCGTTCAGCAGCTGGCCCTCTTCCTTCAGTGCCAGGCCGTACATGAGGCGGTTGTTAATGTAGGACTGAAGCATTGGCGCATCATCCATCACCTGACGTGATGCCTGCACCCAGTGCGCGATGGTCTTCACGTTCGCGGTTTGTTTGCTGAAGGTGATATCCGATTCTGGCTTCAGTGCTTTCTCTGCCACCACGTCGGCGTTATTGGTAAACACCTCTTCACGCACATATTCCAGAGCGTTACTGGAAGTGCGGCCCTGAGCCAGCAGATCACGAATGGTAAGACGGCGCAGGCCTGGCATGATGATGCCTGGGATCTGCATAGGCTGGATCAGTGAGCCAGCCGAATCAGCGTCACTGCCTAGTGACTTGTTAAACGTTTTAGCGCCAAAGGTGCCCTGTTTACCGTCCCATGACTTAATAAGCTCTTCAGCAGCCCGTTCAGAGAAGGATTTCTTCTCACCAGGATTCTCAGCGCCGGATGCCAGTTTCTGTTCCAGATCGAAGAGGCGAGTGCCGGATTTGGTCAGCTCTTCCTGTACTTTCATCAGGTCGGACTGCAACTGTTTGGAAACCTGGCCTGTGCTTTCGATTTCTGCTTTCTGCGCATTGAAAAGCTGGGTCATTTTCTGCTGGGATTCTTCGATAGCTTTTTGAATGAGAGCGAGTTCAGACATAATTATTTACCTAAGTTAGAAGGGAAAGATTTGATGCTCTGAAGCAGAGCGTTTATTTGTGCTTCGTTTCCGTCGCCCTCGGACTCGCTCCGAATCGCTGACTTAAACCGGGCAATTAGCCCAACTGCCTGTGATTTGGTGAGGCCGACTGAATCCCTCAGCCAGTTCTCCACATCACGAATCGTTTCAATACCATCGACACTTTTCATGGCTGCGATGCCAGCCTGTTCGTTGGCGGGGAAAGTGCAGACGCTGATTTCGCGCAGAGCCTGGATATTCTTAAAAATGCGGCCTGTTGGAATGATGGTGTAATCGTCTTTCGAAACGGAAAAGCCAACCGACATACCTTCAACCGTACCGTGCTGCATTGCCGCTTTCAGGTCAGCGGCGCCGCTGTGTCCTGGGGTAAGTTGACCGCGCACATACAGGCCTTTTTCGTCTTCAGCCAGGCTGTCCCATTTGCCAACCGGCAGTTCCCACGTCCTGTGGTTAAAAAACATCGCCACTTTTCGGGTCTGGTTCGCCAGCGCGTTTTTAAACGCCCCGGGCAGAATGATGTCGCCATCGGAATCGGTGTTATTAAAAACAGAGGCGTAGCCTTCAAAAATCCCCTGTTTACCGTCACCGGTGAATTTGATTTCTGTCTCGTCGAAGGACAGCGTTTTTACGATTTCAGGCATTACGGCCCCCATAAAAATTAAGCCCCGTTATTACGGGGCTCTTTGTTGGTTCCTAAATCGGTGATCGGCACGTATTGCGACTGGCGCATTGCCACATCGCCACCCGGCAATGGCGGGAGGTTGTCCGTTCGTCGCATCTCGTTGATGGTGCGTAGCCCTGCCTCTCCCATTGCCTTCATAAAGGCAGCGCGGGATGCCGAATCGCCCCTCAGCAGGCCGTCGAGGTTGTGCTCAGCATGAATGCGGCCAACATCCTTAGCAGGAATAAGCCACCGCTGAATGCTGTTTTCCCACCTGGAGATATAGGGCTGCAGGGTGTACTGCAGGAAGCCGAGATTCTGCTGCTCGATGCCCGATCCCCAGCTCGTTGATTTCTCGACGTCGCCGACAAGGTGAGGCGGTACGCCAAAGAATCGCGCCAGTTCACTTACCTGAAATTTTCGGGACGCCATCATTTCGGCATCCTGCGGAGTTACGCCAATTGCCGATGTAGAAAAACCCGCTTCCAGAATCCAGAGGCGTTTTTTTACCGGGCCGCCGGCGATCTCTTTGAAGTTCTCTTCGACCTGGGAGCGCTGCTGTTCAGTTAGCACTTTTTCGCCAGTTGAGAGGATTTGCGGAGACTTGGCGCCGTTGGCAAAGAAATCTCGCTGCTGGTCCTCCATCGCAACTGCCACACCTGCCGATTTACAGGCAAAAGCAATGGGTGACAGGCCTACAAGCCCGGTGAATCCGAAGCCTTTAAGGTGAAAAATCTCTTTCTGCGAAAAGTCGGCGTATTCGCTGTCGCGTTGATAGCGATAAACCACTTTTTTTCCGACGAGTTTCACATCCATATTGGCAGACTGAAGCGGGAGTAGGCTGATCACGTCACCTGCGCTGTTGCGGTCCACAAGTGCATATGCGTTACCGTAGAAACAGAGCTGCATCGTCATGGCCTCCCTGAATTCTTGGGCGGTCATGTACTGATTCGGTGAGTAGCGCAGCAGTCGCGCCAGTGGATTGCTCAAATCCACTTTTTTACGGTTGTCATTCTGGTCTGTTTCGAAGACATCAAGCGGTAAGCATGCCGTGAGCGTTGAAATCAGGCTCACGCAGCGCCACACAGTCGAAATTTGCAGTATCCGTTCATCGTTAATGGATGAATCGCCCAGGTGTCCGTGGGCCGAAACAGGCCCCGTCTGTGAGCCCTGATTTGGGGTGACTAAACGCCCGCCGACAAACCAGGACTGCAGCCTTGCCCACCAGCCGTTATTGGTTCGCAGGTCAATCGTGTATTTAGGTTCTTCCATCACATGCTCAGCGGTCGGAAAATGAAGTCGTCGAAGTCACCACCCTGTTCGGTAACTTCCCCATTAGCAGCACCAACGGACATTGTCATTGCGACCATGCCATCAATACGGCCCGTTGCTTTGGATTTATCGAGCTTGCGGTTGCCAGCAGCATCTTTCACCACCACCGCATTCACAGCACACATCGTTAATACGGGGTGCATGCCATGCCTCACGCGCCCGTTAAGCATCAGAGACTCCAGCGTGTCTACAGCTGGCCCCATATCCTTAAAGCCCTGGCCGAACTCGACCAGCGGGAGGCTCAGCCCAATGGCATCGGCATCCTTCCTGAACTGGTCAATGCGCCAGCGGTCAAAAGCCATCGAGGTAAGGTCGAAATCACCGATAATTTCAGCGATATCCGCAACGACGAATGAGTAATCCACCGAAGCTCCTGGCGTGGTGCGCAGCAGCCCCTCCCTCACCCAAACGTCATAGGGTGCTCGGTCCGTTTTGGTTCGCTCTTCAAGAGTCTTTTGCGGTGTCCAGAAGAAGGGGAAAACATCCCAGACACCATCATCTGCTTCACCAGCGATAACCAGCGCCGTTAAGTCGTTCCTGGCTGACAGATCCAGCCCCGCGTACCACTTCCTCGGGGTGTTAATCGGCATCTCTCCGCAAAGCTCCCACACGCTGCGGGAGATAAACGGCGATACGGTAGACACGCGCTGATTGAGGTTGAGGTTTCGGAAGGTGTTTTCGAAGCTTGGCATTCGGCCAGCTTTCTCAGCCTGGCGCGCCATGTCTTTTTCTGACCTGAATGTTCCCAGTGCCGGGTTCGCAGCCAGCCAGGACTCGCGTTTACTGATATCAGCGTCTTTTGGCGCTTCATAAACGTGGCACACGATGTGCGGATCTTTCGATTTGACCGCATCATCAATCCAGATGCTAAGCAGGTCAGCATCGTTTGCTGCCTGCGTACTGATAACGATTAGCAGCGGGTTTTCATGAGCCCCCTGCGCCGTAGTTATTGCATCGATAAAATCATCCTGCGGGCCCCTAACCTGCCCTGTTTCATCGAGAATGGCCAGAATGGGGGAAAGGCCGTGCGTCGTCTTACCTTCTGCGGATAAAGCCTTGTATTCGACGTTACACGGCAGGCCGATCAGCTTTTTGCCGCTGGGCGTAATGTGCACAATCTCCTGCAGCTTGGGGTTCAGGTTAACCATCTTCACCGCGAGGTTAAAAACGATGGCCGCCTGTTCCCGGCTGAGTGCACCGCTGACAATCTGCGTGTTCTGCACCGCTTCAGGCCCCACCAGGTGAGCCAGCAGAATTCCGGCAATCAGGCCAGTCTTACCATTTTTTCGGGCGATGCTGAGGATCGCCATATCCGTTCCGGCTGGATTGTCGTAAACCGCCAGGATGAAATCTTTCTGAAAGGGGTCCAACCGCATAGGTTGGCCGATAAGCTTGCCTTCTGGCACGATGCAAAAGCGCTCAATGAACGCTATTACACGCTCACCTCGCGTCATAGTCTTTTATCCGTGCTTGGGAAAGGCGATCAGGTTATCGTCCTGGTCCTGATGCTCGTTTTTGGTATTCCGTGCATCACGATCGTTCTGATTACGTTTCTTCTGGTCGCGACTTTCGCCGTTGGTTGCGTGGGAGTGGATCTGGAGGTCGCGGCGCTGAGCCAGGATAGTTCGTTGTAGCTCAACAATTTGCTTGCGGAGGTCTTTTATAAGGCCTTCGTCTCGCTCCTCCCCGCGTATGCGCTCTTCTTTGCGTAAATCCTTGCGTAAAACGGTGATATAGAGCTGATTATTAGCAAGTTCTACGGCGGCTAGAAGGTCGGCAGGCGTCCAGCTGTCCAGAGCTTTCGATCTGATATTGTCATGCCAGAATGGTTCGGCTTTTTTCTCCAAACCTGCATGGGACGGCGGATCGATGGTGTCCACAGCTGCATTTTTCATGGCCTGAACCGCTGCCGCCGAACTGTCGGAACGGATTCGTTTATCTGCCATATGTCAACACCTTAAAACTAAAAAAATCGGGTTAGCGTTAAATTCAAAC